CTCCCTGAGGCGGGCCTCGTCCGGGGAAAGTGACGCCGCGCGAATCTCGATCTCCGTCTGCTCCGCGCGCGACTTCGGGTCCATTCTCAGCAGGTTCTCAAGCTCGAGCTCCACGCCCATCGCTAACCGCGGCAATCAGAGCGCTTCATCCAGTAACAACTCGATCGCCTCAATGTGCGCTTGCAGGGTTTGCATGTAGTAGTCCTGATTCATCGCGCCGATGTTGGTGAATGTCGGATTCTGTCCCGCCGCGATCTTGTGTAATGGCACCCGGAATGCGCGCGCCACATCTTCAACGGTCCACTTTTGTTGTTCAATCAACTGGGCATCATTGGCGGGTATCGTCAGCGCTTCATACTTCAATCCGCCTCCAATAACCAGCAAGCGACCGATATTGCCGCCAGCATAATTCTCCTCGAAGGATTTTTTCATGGCTTTTTCTTCGTCCGCTTTGAGTATCGTTGGCGCGCTCAAAATCCCGGACGGACGGCTCATGTTGGTGAAGAATTGTTCCGAGTTGTTCTGGATTCGGATGCCCTGAGTAGCCGACATGCCGCAAGCGTAAATCGGCGATACGCCGCACAGCGGATGCCACGGCGTGATCATCCGGTCGTGGATGATCTCGCTCGCCGGAATCGTGATCGGATCTTCGATGCCGGTGAGATTGTCCTGCGAGAGTTGATAGAAAACCTCGCCGTCCGGCGCCACCACGGGCCGCGTTCCCCGACTGTCCAAGATATACATCGCCTGCACGATCCCGCGGTTATCCCGGTCCAGAAAAATATAGGTATTACCGTGGAGCAACTTCAACGTTACCCACTGCTGCAGGAACTGGATGCGCGTCTGGTAACGATTCGGCTTGCGTAATACCGGCAGGAATGGCGACCCGAACTCTGTTTCGTCCCACACGCCATCCGGCTGACGTTGCATCAGCATGATGCGAAGCTTGGCGATGTCGTCCGAGATCAGCGAGATGCACGCATACACCGCGCTGAAGGCGAGAATGTTCTGCGGAGACTCAACGACGATGTTTCTCTGCCAGGCACCTGGGAAGCTCTCCATCACCTGGCCGAACCAGCTCGAGCGAGACGGCGTGATCGGTCCCCATGCCTTTTCGATGACGGATCCCTCCTCCTCGAGCATCTCGCCCGAGGGCCCCTGCACCAGCATTATTTCTGCGCCTTCATGTCGCGGGTTTGATATTCCTTGCTCGGTTCTTTCTTTTCCACCCGCTCCGCTTTTCCCTGCACCTTGACGCTATCGGCGTAGAGCTCGTCTATCTCGTAGATATCGCCGACCTTGTATTCCTTGCCATCGTAGGTATGAAGCTGCAGCGCTTTTACTGTGACGGTTGCCATTTTACGAATCCTTTCTCTTGCGCGCCGGCGCCGGCGCATCGTCTTCCAGCCTTTCAAATCCCGCATTCAATAGCGCGTCCAGCATCTGCGCTGTCATGTCAGGCGGTACTACGAATCGCTCCCCGTTGAACGGAGAACGCAGAATCACTGGACGGACGGTAGGTGTAGTTTCCGACATGCCCTATCTCCTTCGATAGATCGTGATCGATGAAAATCCGGTGACCAAGTTGTTTTAGCCGGTAACAGAACACCGCATCGTGTCCTATGTCGTGCTCTCCCTCATTCCATTCGTGACGAAACCACGGCTTCTCCAGATTTTGAACAACATCGGTCCTCATCAACATGACAGCCAGCCCGCACGCGTCCACTTCCTCGAGTCCGCTGGATTCACTCGTGGTCGCAATCCGTTTCCCGTTTCTGATTGCGGTGAAGCGTATCGGGAAGTGCCGCATCACCGGGTTCGTTGAGACAATCGGCCGCTTGTGCTTCGCAAGCCGGATCGCCGCGTCTTTAGGAAATGCCATGTCCGTTTCCAACCAGAGGACATGCGTTGCGCGCCAGTCGCGTATCGCTTGAGCGAGAAAGCGTTCCGCGCCGACATGAATATAGGAGGACGCCACGAAATTAATCGTGACATCCTCAAAGTCACCGTACTGCTTGGAGAATGCGTAGAGTTCGGCAAGATCCACAGCAAAGGACGCCGGCACCATGTCGCGTGTCGGCGCCCCTATTGCCAAACGCATATTACGTGCCGTTATACGGGGCCGCGGTGGTTATTACTCTGACTGCTGCAGTACGTGCCCTTAACCAGGTGATAAACCTCTCCGCACGTAAGCCGATCAAATTTCTTTGCCACAAACTTACGAGAACCGTAGACGCTGTACTTGGCGTTTCAGGGGCTGAATCCATCTGGATCGATGCTTCCCGGCTGACATCGATGCTGACCCCGCCGTCATCCGCGAACAGTATCGAAGGCGCATGAACCAGGATGATGCGAAGGCCCACGTTGTTGCTCACGATAACCGGACGGCCCATGAGCGTTCCGCCGTCCTGCCCCACGCCGGGAAATAGCGGTTGTCCAAGCGCATTAAGCGATAAGCCGAGCCCGAAGGCATTGCTGTCATTCATCAACCATACCGAGCCCTCGAGCGGCATATCCGCTGCGGCGAATGCCGCGATCTGCGCAGACAAGTCGGCCCGCGCCGCCGCGCCTGTGACGCCGGAAGAAGCCGTAGTCGTGGCACCGTTCGTGATCGAGGCCGGTGATACGTTGGCGACCGCCGCAACAGCAGGATCGGTAAATTGCTGATCGAGAAATTGCGCGATACCGGCAATCATGGATTCCCGCGTGACCGCTTCTGCGGACGGACTAGAGAACCTGACCAACTCCTCGGTCAACACGACAATTCCGGCCGCTTTCGCGAACGTGAGGGTCACGGTTGCAAACGCCTGGCTGGTTACCGGCTTGGCCGCACCCTGCCCCACCCAGCCGTAAGTACCGCCGGCAGTTTGAGACGGCACGCTGATGTTGAACGGGACTTGTCGCAAGCCGGGAATACGCCCCAACAGAGTGCGCGGGCGCAGCAACTCCAGAAACTCGTCGACCAGTGGCTTTGCGACCACCAGCGGCCCAGCCCAGGTCGCGTCCGTTGTGGTGCCGGCGGCGACCGCCGCCTTCACCATGACTTCTACTTCGGGCGTGTCGTGCCACTGCTTGGCGTGCTCGATGGTTCGGTAATAGTCACCCTTGCCCGCTCCAATCGCCATGCACATGCGCGTAAAGTGCGTGCCCTTCGGCAGATTTGATTTGACGGTGATAACGCCGGTGCGCGCCTGCTCTGCTGCCTTGGGCTCAGTGGCAGCCTCAGCCGGAACCGCCGCCGCCTTCGTGCGGTTTATCTTGTCGAGTTCACGGTAGCGCGATAGATCCTTGTCTATCGTGGCAACGTCGGACGTCAGGCCGTCGAACTCCTGTGATCCGGCCTCGTCGAGCGTTTCACCCTTGTCGGATGCCACCTTCATCAATTCTTCCATCTTCGCGGCCTTCGCCTGGCGCGATGCTTCCATTGCTGCAATGTGTTCCCTGATCGTCGTGTTCACGGGTTTAGCCTTTCGGATATAAATTCCCGCGGCACCGGGAGAGGGTTTCGGATTGATGACGGGCTTTACCTCTTCGCCGGGCACGGCGAGCGCAGCATCGTCATACATCTTGATGGAATTAATTGTTGCGTCGGCATTGGCGGGAATGGTGACGAGCGATAGCTCATGCCAGTCCCACTCGAGGAAGCGAATGCCGCCGTTTTTCAGTCGTTCATATTTTCCTTCGACTTCTGAGAAGCCGATGGACACTGCAGCGACTAAGCGATGCTTGATCGACTGCACGGCTTCGTCTAATCGATCTTTCAGTGTTCCCGGCTCTTTGATGTTCGGGATGGACGCTTCAAACGGAATGCCTTCGCTGGTCGGGCGGGCGAAAGTCACCAAGCCAACGGGCTTATCTGACTTGTGAAACCACAGGAGCGGCATCGGGGTTTTATAGCGCGCGCCCAGCGGCTCCACGATGTCGTTCATCCGATCCGACGCAGGCGTGGAGGCGATGCCTTTAATCAGAAAGTCTTCCGAGCGTTCTTGAACCTCTTTTACGTTCAGCAGCGAGTAAGCCTTGTGGCGCATGAATGCTCCAGAAATGTTTACAACACGAACACCCGATACTCCGGCGCCGGCTGGCTCGACGGCATCACGCCGATCGCCTGCGCCATCGCCACCATCCCGTCGATTCTCCCGCGCGATTTGATCTTGTCGAACTTGCGCGCGCCGCTGGCCCCGACCGTGCGGGCATTGGCCGCGCACATCGTCATGATCGGGTTCATCCCGTGCTTAATCTTCCCGTTCAAGAGCTGCACTTCCAGCTCCCGCAGCGCCGGCGTCATGCTCAACGTCCCCTGCCCGAACTCGATGAACTTAGCGAGCTCGGCCTCCGAGAACTGCGCCTTCACCAGCCACGGCTTCAAGTGCTTCATGTTGTAGCGGTCGAACGCCAGCGCTTGCACCTCGCAGCGGTCGAACACCCCGCGCAGAAATTCCGCCACGTATTCGTACTCGACCGCTTTCCCCGGCGTGGTATGCAGCAAGCCCTGCTGCGCCCACAGATCCCACGGCACCCGATCCTTCTTCGCTTTCTCGAAGAGCCCCACCGCCGGCAACCAAAAATGCGCCTCGATGTCGCCCTCTTGCGTCGCCAGCACGAGCGCGCACAGGTCGTTCACGCTCGCCAGATCCAGCCCGGCGTAAACTTTCTTCCCCGTCAAACTTTCCGGTTGCGCGCCGTTCGCCTCCCATACCGTGCGCGATACAAACGGATCGGTCTTCTCCACCCGCTGGTTCAGGTGGAAATTGCGGAACTCCGATTCGTTCGCCGGTATCAATTCCGCCAGCCGCGCCGCCTGCTCGAGATCCGCCAGCGCCTTGAATTTTCCCAGCGCCGGATTCGCGGCAAACCAGGCCGTGCGGTCGGAAAGCTCGCAGTCCTCCGGCGCCCGGTACACATGTGAGACGCACCGCGGGTCCGGCGCCGCCTCCTGCGAATCCAGCCAAGCGGAAAACAAGTCCGTATCGCTCGCCGCCTGCGTGCTGATCGCAATCAACAGCGGGTTTTCGTACGCCCCCTGGGAAGTCACAATCGCGGAGATGAACGCATCCCGCGGCCCCTCGACCTGCCCCACCTCATCCAGTATCGCCAGCACCGGCGACAGACCGTGCGCCGTCTTGCCCTCAGCACTCAGCGCGTGATACTCCACATTGCGAATGAGCCCGATAATCCGCTTGGAACTCGGGATAATCCGCGTAACCCTGGAGAGCTCCGGCGATAGCTGCACCATCTTGCTCGCGAGATCAAACACAATCCCCGCCTGATCCCGCGACTGCGCGCCGCTGATAATCTGGGTGTTCTGCCGCGCCTCCGGCCCCGCTACGTGAGCCAGAACAATGGCAGCAATCAGCGCCGTCTTGCCGTTCTTCCGCGCTATGCTGAGATATGCCCGTCTCGTTCCGACCGCGTTGTCGTAAATCTCGATAATGAATTTCTTTTGAAACGCCTCCAACCGCATGGGCTTGCCGACTTGATCGCCGGACGGAATGCGGCAATGCTTCTCGATAAAGCCGCAGACCCGCTCGCCTCGGGTCTCGTCCCGGCTCATACGGCTATGTATTCCTCATCCTGCAGGTCCGTGCGCACCTGTTGCGCCTGACGTTGCGCCGCCCGCCGACCGGCCTCAATCTGCGGATCCCCCACCGCCCGACCGCCCATCCTCAGCGAGCGCATGAGAGCCATTTCCAGGCGCATCAGTTGTCCAAGCGAGGCCACCCGCCGTTTTCCGGCAGATTCAACCTCGATATCCCGTTGACAGCGTGCGAGTTGCGCGGCCACCACAAGATCCGCCTCGGTCCATTCGTCCCGCGCCCGCGCCCTGAGAATGCCTTCCCAGAACGGCAGATCGGTTTTCCTCAACTTCACATGCGCGGGTATCGCCGGTAGACCTTTCGCAGCATCAGCCATCGCTTTTACCAACCCCTCGGGAGATATTGCAGGCGTGCGTTTCATAGGGCGGGAAATCTTTCACAATTCGATGAAAAGAAGACCGTCA